GGCTTCTTTGCCGAAGCCCTCAGGCCGGTGATAGCTGATGGGCCCAAGTTCGTGGCCATTGGCTTCAGCCAGGGCCTCGAAGAACTTGGTGCGCTGAATGCTTTGTTTGCCGTTGCGACGGCACACATAGCCAGCGCCTTCCATCACCTTATTGCGGTCCTCACCCTCATGTTCATTGAGGTATTGCAGGAGCTCCTGTCCACGTAAGGGTGCCATGGCTAATGCTGTTGAACGTTGTCAATATACAACACCTGATGACTGTTGCATCAACTCCATTTGTTGTCACCTTGGTATCCACCTAATGCACCAGACACACCAGCCATCAAAGAACTTGCAATGATGCTGCCTGTGCTTTGACCTTGCACCTTTGTTGGTGGCATCACCATCGGAGCAAGTCCAGCAATGGGCTTCACCGGATCCATGTACTCCCGCTGTCTGTACTCCTGGCCTGCTTGCTGGAACGCCTGATCTGTCTGCAGCTGCAGGCTCTGCAGTTCACGCTTGTACTGGTTGGCTCCCAGCTCGAAGCTAGGAATCGTCAGCTTCTCCAGCTGATTCTTCGTGAAGCCATAGTCCGCTCCGTAGCGGTCAGTTGAATACTTCAACCGCTCCGCTGCATCCTGGCTTTGCAGTGCCAGCTGTCCCATCTCAGTTGCCAGCTGATCAGTGAAGTAGCTGTTCATCGCATTGAGCTTGGCGTTGCGATCCTTGCTCCTCAGGTTCAGCTCGCTGTACAGGTTGCCCAGCTTCTTCCCGGCTTCCATCGCCAGGCGCTTGCTGGTGTTGCCCATGCCCTGCCTCACCCCAACGCGGGCCTTGGTTGCAGCGTCCTCGGAGATAGCCGCCACCTTCTCCACGTTGTACTTCAGGTAGTCCTTCTGCTCTTGGATCAGCAGGTTCTCCTGCAGCTCCACTGCAGCGTTCTCGGCTTTATCAACAGCCAGCGTCTGGGACAGGGCGTTGTTGTTGATCTGTCTCATGTACTGAGCGACCTGAAGGCCGGTCTCAGCACTGAGCTTGTCCTGGGTGTACTGATACTCCATTCCAACCTGAGTGCCCCTCAGGTTTTCCTGGGTCACGAACTTGTCGTACAGCGCGCCGCTGTTGATCTCGAGGTTGCGGGTTGCGTTCTCGATCAGTTGCGTCCCCCATGCCGCTTGATCAAGAGCGTTCTGGGTTTCGATCTTCCGCAGCTGTGCAACCTGGGCCATGTCCCATGCCCATTGCGTTTCGTTCTGCAGGTTGTTCAGCTGATAGGACGCCTCGGCCTGCATCCGCTGCATGTCCCATTGCTGGGTTGCAGCTTTGTTTTGTGCAGCCGCTGCTGCGTTGGAGCTAATCCCGGAGAAGACCCCCTGGCCAATCCCAGCAGCAGCACCCAGAACAGTGACGATCGGGAAAGGCATCAGCCGACACTCCTTGCACGATTAGTGTAATTACCTTCCCAGCAAGCACTCATCAGTGTTACTGGCAAGAATGAATCACTCTGCACCTTGACAGTGCATTCAGTGTTTTTCGAGTAGACCGGCACCCGCAGTACGCCAGTAGCCAGCACGCTCGTCTCCGTGTCCAGCAAGTTGTTGCTCACGTTCAGCTCACGCGCTCGATACACATGCACTGAGTCGCGTGACCTGTTCTTGCGTGACACAACAACCTCGTATCTGCCTGTATTGAAATGGTTGACACTCCACGTTGCAACTTGCAGTCGGCCATCCAGCTCCCCGATTACTCGTTGTCTTCCCTGATCCTTCACTGGAACGTGGGCCTGCGTGAACTCGTACACAAAGTCGTACCGGGTGCCGAAGCTGATCAATGAGTTGCGGTAGTCACCCCTGGCAAAGCAAACGATCTGATTGCTGCCAGCTTCCACCGTCCCAATCGCCTGCCCCTTCAACGTTGGGCTGTCAAACCGAATCACCGCATCAGTTGTGTGACGGGCTATGAATGGCAACGTGAATGTAGTGATGTCGATGAAGGCGTCATAGGTCGCCGTCACGTTGTTCGACTGCTGCGGATCGCTGTTGCATTCCGGGTACAGAAGCTGACGATCCAGGTGGATCTCAGGATCCTGCGTGTCGGTCAGCTCCTCGGCCTCAAGCGTCACCGTGAACGTGCCGTCGGGATAGGTCATCACCATCCACAACCGGTTGTCGAAGAACCTCGCCCACTGCACTTCACCGTCAAAACTCCAGGTGCTCCAGGAGCTTTGCTGCTTGACCACGCTGTTAGCCGTTACCTGCCACAGGTACTTGTGGACAAACAGGTGTCTCGTGTCAGTGCCACTGCGACAGACGAAGTAGTCCAGGCTCTCGCCCACGTCCCATAGCTCAGCTGATCCACTGATGTACTTGGGCACATTCAGTGTGATGTTCTGGCTGCCGCCCAGGTTCAATCCAATCCGCCTGGCCTGGGTGTCGATGAACTGGTACTCACGGAATCCCGTGAACCCATACTCATCAGTTGCAAACACGGCATTCGGCCCCGCAATCTTTGGCCGGAGATGAGCGTTCATGTCGATGTTGCTCAACCGCAAGATGATTGCCGTACGCGGTGTCAGCACATCTGCGTCAGCTGCCTGCAGCCTGAACTGTGACTTGGTACTGAAGACCAGCAGGCTTTCGTCCACCGGCAGGATCCAGTTCAAAGCAACACTGGTTTCACTGCTGGCCCTCACGTCGATGGGGTCTGTCTCCAGCACCGTCGTTGCAGTGCTGTTGAAGAAGTTGAAGATGTCATCGACTTCACTGCTGACGACGCTCTCCCCTCCCACTACCCAGTAGCGGCTGCGGAACAGCACGTGGTCCTTTAACGGATAACCAATGAAGCCAGGGGTCGGCACTGTGTCGGCGTCACCAGCTGTTCGCTCACCCCACGTAGGGAACGTGTACTCGTACGTGGTGCTTCCAACGGTGAGAGTCCGAGTCGCACCATCAGCTGGGCCAACAAAGATTGCCTGTCTTGCGGCTCGATAGATGACCAGTGGCATCGTGTCCCGGTCAATGCGGAACGTGATCCCTGGCGCTGGGCGCTCCTGCCAGGTGCCGTCGCCAAAGGTGGCGTTTGCATCACGCGGGACAAACTCAACCCACTGGTCGTCCTCTGTGCTGTTGGCGTCCTGCTCCACGAGCACGGTGAAGCCACGGCGGGCAGTGGTGGGCAATTCGCTGAAGCTGTTCACGCTGCCCTTGATTGCGCGGGCCAGCACGTTTGATCGGCTGTCGTCCAGCTCGATCGTGAAGTCGGCGTTGTCGTTGCGAGCGACGTAGACAACGCTGCCTCGCTGGGTAGCGGTGAAGTCCGCAAGGTTGTTGATCTCAGTGGCCAGCGCCTGGGCCACCGCATCGGTGCTCAGCTGGTTATTGGTATCGGATGCCTTGGGCGTGGTGAACGACGGCAGAGCCGTGCCATCAATCGTCACCGTGTATTGGATGTCGTAGTTGACACCCTGAACAAACAGCAGCGCCTCGAAGCCTGGGTCAGGGGTGGTGTCGGTTGTAAGTGCCGTGACCTTCTCACGGTTCAACAGCAGGCCAATGGCACCGTTGTTGATCAGTACATACTTGTTGCGCAGCTTGTCTGCGTTGTATGCATACGCGGTTGTGTCAAGTTCGATCTCGTTGTTGTTCAGGGTCATCCCTGTTCCATGCACGTCGATCGACGGATACACCCCGTTCAACGTGATCTGGATATTCAGTTGATTGGTGGTGTTCTGTGGCGGGTACAGGAACACGCTGTATCTCTCATCGACCGCCACTGGCATCGTCTCGAGATAGAAGTCGTTGACCGGGTAGTCGATGATCCGGCCAACAAACTTGGTGGGCCGACGCTTGGTCAGTCCATTAACAGGAGAGCTCCAGCCGTTGATCTGCTCGGCACCCTGCCCCACCTGCCTGAGGTGATCAGGCTGCTGTGACACGCCTTGGGTAAGGCTGTCGATCTCATAACGGATCAAGCTGGCGGGGGGCCTTGCTCCACCGATCAGCTGGCTCTTCCTACGCATTAGTTGCTCCGGTAACGAAGGCCCTGAACGGGCAAGTAGCTAATGCCTTGGCCAATCCCAAGGTCGTTCCCATACAGCAGGTTGTCCCCGCCGCTCCTCTCCTCTGCACGGATCAGCATTGACCGTGCGTACTGCTCATCCTGTGCGGTGTACACATAGATGGCATTGCTGTTCAGGTAGCGATCGGAGTAGATCCGTGCTGCTCGAATCACGATGTACTGCTGTGCCGCATGAGGCAGGTAGTCCCACTCCAGTTGAGTGACGACCTCCTCAGCAACAACAGGTCCATCACCTGCTGACAGTGCGATGTCATAGGTCTGACGGTTGCGGTCATACACCCGCATACCTCTCACCACGTAGGGCATGTCGCCATACCGGCTACCGGAGAAGACCACCTTCAGTGCGGTAGCTGGGATTGGAACTTGGTTCTGTGAGTCCAGTGTGTACTTGACTCCGTGGTCCGTGTTCCAACTCCAGCCCTCTGCCTGCACGTCCCGCGCAACCTCATGCAAGGTCTTGCGGGCCAGTGCGCTATCAGTGATCTCGTTGACCGTGATGTCAGAGAGGCTGTCAACGGGAGCCTCCCCAATCACGCTCAAGAGGATGTTGACGGCCTCAAGTTCTTTCACTTGCCTTCCTGCTGCGCGGTGAGTTTGGCTCTGACTGCAAGCACGGCGGCCTCGACAACGGCCTGACGCAGCAGATCGAGCGTCGGGAAGTCGTCGGGGTTGATGCCGCTGTGGCCATCAGGTCCAGGGCCAAGGTTCTGGTCCTTGATCAGCTGGACAATCTGAGCGCGAGTCATCTTCCGCACGTCAAACGACGAGGGCTCTTGAGGCTCAGGCTTGGCCGCGGCCGGTTTCCTTGCAGGTGCCTTAGCGGCAGCTGGCTTGGCGGCACGGATCACATTCATGTGCTGCCCGGGTTGATCCCACTCCGCCAGGGGTGCAGGGCTAAGGGCATTCAGCTGTTGGTCCTTTACCCATCCAGCTGGGATGTTGATGGTCGCCATGAAAAAGGGGGCAACGAGTACCCCCATCTTGACAAGCGTCAAGTTCTTAGCCAGCCGAACATTCAGCCAACAGCATCAACGACAAACTGCATACCCGCGCCAGCACCGCCAAGTTGACCAATGTTCAACTTGTCATTCCACTTGTATCCACTGCCCTGAGTAGTGACAGCAGCATCGGTGACCGTGCCCCCGGCAACAGTGATGCTCATCACGGCACCGGTCCCATGGCCGCCAGTGGTAGCAACGCCTGTGTAGCTGCCATCGGGGTAGCCCGAGCCGCTGGTCCACAGCACAACCAAGGCAGCGCCGCCGGTGGGAGCGTGGTCCTGGGGCCAGGCGTATGAGTAGCGGGGCCGATCCTGGTCGTACAGATCCACGGGATCCTCGGGTACTAGGGCCTGGTCAGTGACCCAGCCCTGGGGAATGTTGACGGCCATAAAAAAAGGGGGCATCTGCCCCCCATCTTGACAAGCGTCAAGTGTTTGACCAAGCCATCACTGGCTGTTGATGATCTCAACGCAAGCCTCAGGACGGAGCGGAGCACAGCCGTAGGCCATCTTCGCCACCATCAGAGTTGCTTGGTACATCGCGTTGTAGTCATTGCCGGTCATCTGCATAGACAGATCACGCAGCTTGACCACACCAGCAGCGCCGGTCTGGAACGCCAGCATCTCGGTGTTGCTCAGGTCAACAGACGAGAGGGTGGTGGTGGTTCCGTTGAAGGTGTAGCCCTGCTCACCGGTGGGAGCAGTGACGTTGCCTTGGCGCAGGTTGTTGGAGGAGTAGATGCTGAAGCCGGCGAGCTTCGCAATCTGACCTTCCTTGTAGGAACCGTTGGCTCCCTGCTGGTTGAAGTCGAAGTTCACCGCTCTGCTGCTCTGGATGAGGCGGTAGTAAGCCTCAGGGGAGCAGACGAGGGAACGACCTTCGCCAGGAACATCCTTGGCGTCCAGGGCCTCAGCAGCAGCAAACACAGCTGCGACGTAATCGTCGGCAGTAGGGGTTGCGTTGTTGATGTCCACCTGGGTGCCAACACGGGACTGTTGGTCAGGGGACAGGCCAGTAGGAATGTCGGTGCCAAGGTCACCAGTGGAGGTGCGAGCGCCAAGAGCAATGACACGCGCAATGCGCTTGTCAAAGGTCCGCGACATGGCGCGACCCAGCTCAGTGCTGTAGATCGAACGGATGTCGTAGTGGTTCTTGGCGTCGTCCAGGTCGTACAGCGCAGCGTCAGCGATCAGCAGATCGTCAACGTTCACCACGACCTCGTTCTGGGCCATGTTGTCCTGACCGATGATCATCTGGCCAGGGGTGTGATACCGAGCCGTGAAGCGGCCGGTCACAGGGAACTGAGCACTCTTGCCGTTAGAGATCGTGCGGGATTGCACGAGAGCTCCGAACACATTGTTCCGGTTGAAGGCAGTCAGGACTTCGCCGCTGAATACCTTCAGGAATAGGGCGTTGTCCTGTGCGTACGTCCCGGATTGGTTGTTAATTACGCCGGGCCGTGACAGATCCAGATTTGGAGCAGCCATCGTTTTGAAATGAGAGATTGGTTGTTGGTTGATTAACCATTCCCAACGTCACTCCCTGGGGTGTCGGCGCACCGGGCCCAGTTCAGACCAGTCGGTTGTCGGTTGATCTACTGAACTTATAGTCCAGCGTCACATTCCAAACAAGGCGTTGTCCGATACACCAATACGTTGCTCCACCTCTTTCCTGTATGAGGCATCATTTGCATAGCGAGGATCATTCATCGCTTGCTCTATCTGGTATTTAGATGTGAATGGCTGGGTCATCATTGATGGGGCACGGCCACCAACAAGCTTTGGCTCGTAGCCATTGCTCATCATGTAGTCGTACTGCATCCCCTTCAACGCATTGAGGATCGCTCCCTGGTCAGCTGATGCCAGGGCTGCGTTGTATGCGTTGGTCCGATCAGCAGACAGGTTCTGACCAGCCCAGCTGGCTAGGCGCTGATACTCCGCCTGTCCTCCGGCCTGGTCATAGATCGACTGTTGGATGGCGGCAACGGCGGTGGGGTCCAGCCCCCTTTGATCAGCAACAGGCTCGGCCTCGCTGGTGGCTGGCTCACTTGTGTTGGCCGGCTCAGCGGAAACTTGATCAGCTGCCCCATTCTTCAGAGCGGTGTATTCCCTCTGCAGGTTCTGATACGCAGCCGCCAGGTCGTCAGTTGTTTCGTATTTCCCAAGGATCAATTCGTTGGCACCGGTCGCTTCATCGACCAGTTCCGCTCGAGCAGCATCAAGCTTCGCTGTCTCTTCCTGTTGGGCCGTGACTTCCTGCGGGCTGCCGCCAGGTGCGTCGGTGAAGTTGACTTCGCTCATCGGTTCAGACCATGGATAATCATGCGCCCACCGCTAGGCAGTGGACGCTCGGACTGGATCTTGTGAGGTGTCAACTGCTTTGTTGACTCTTCAGGCTCAGGCTGCGATTGGGGCTGTTGGCTGCCCTCCTTGATCAACTCCGCCAGCTGCTGCTCCGCCGGGTTGCGGCGGCGGCGCTTGCCCTGTTGCTCCACCCTGGATTGCTCCTTGTGTGAGTGATTGAGCCAACATAGCTTGTTGAGCTTGTGCTTGCTCAGCTTGCAACTGTTGCTCTGTCTTCACTAAACCAGCTGTGTCAATACCGTCAGCTGCAGCAAACCTCCGCACTAGCTCTGTCGGGTTGATATATGAGGCAAACTGCTCGGGCCCCAATGCAGCAGCAATCGTCTGCAGGAAGTTAGTCAGACGTGCTTTGTCATTGCCGCGGCCGATTGCCTCAAGGCCAGTAGTCACCACTGGTTGAATCAACCCATCAGGCAGGGGCGGGAACTCACCGTCCTTCTCCATCAGGTACATCAACCTGCGGACCAGGGGCATCTGCAGCTCAGCAGACAGGATGCTGTACACACCACCCAGTCCTTCCTCAAGCTGCTCTGCCATCACGCGGATCTCTTCCGCAGTGACACGCTCAGCATTCCGCCGGATCGCATCGTTCTGCAGGAAGGTGAACTGCACCCGCTTCTCCAGCAGCTGCATTGTCTGCAGTGCAGTGGCAAAGTCGTTCTGCTTCTGCACCTGCAGGAACTCAACGTCAGCTGCATTGCCAGC